GTGCTGCGTTTTATGCTTATGGGGCAACTGAAACAATATATAATAGATATACTTTAATGACATTTACCTATCATACAAGCCCTGATCTATATACAGGTCAAACAAAACTATTGCCTGCAGGATATTACAAATATGAAGCGTGGGAAGTTAGTTGGACAGGAACAGTAACAGTTAGTGCAGGTAATGCTCCTGCAACAGAAACAGATGTATTAAGTCCACCTGCTGCAACAAAAGGAATAGTAAAAGGTTTAGTAGCAATAGGGAAAATGAATGTATCAGAAAAATCAGGAACAGAACAAGTAAGATATAAACAATATGAAGAAACAAGTTCTACTAATTATATATGGTACGGACAATAAATAATAAAAAAATGAAAAAATGCCAATAGACAATGACAATCAATTATTAAGAGAAACACTAGGGAAAAACAGATGTGATGTAATAGCAACAACTGCTATGACTTCTAAAAACTATTATGCAGTTCACTTCCCTGTTGAAAGTGTTATAGCTTCAATAGCAGCAGGAAATGCAACAACAGCAACAGGAAGTGCAATAGCTAACCTTCAAACGACAATACCTGCTGGGGTTACCATATTTCTTAATGTAACAGCTATTACACTGACATCAGGAGTAGCTTTATGTTACTATGAAGATATTATCTAATGTTAGCACAAAGATTAGGTTTAAGCATAAATTCAACTAGACCTTTAGGTGCTTGGTCGCCTGATGATGAATCAACTTTAGAAGGGTGGTATCAGAATAAGGTAGGCATAACACTTAATGGTACTGATGTTTCTGAATGGGCGGATAGTTCTAGTAATGGGCACGATATGGCTCAAGCTACTGCTACAGAACAACCTGCTTATAATGCTTCTACAGGAGCTTTAACTTTTGTTCCTGCTGATACTAATAATCTTCAAACGACAGGGCAAATTAGTTTAACAGGTGATTTTACTATTGGTGTAAAATTAAACTTAAATGCAGAAGGGGGGGGTCTTATGGGAGATAATACAACTTCAGGAGAATTTATTAGGTTTACAGGAACAACAGAATTAAGAGTAAGAATTGATAATACCACAGCAGTTAACATATCTAAAGATAGTGGTAGTTTTGTTGGAGCTGCTTATATGATACTAACACGATCAAGTAATACTCTAACTTTATATTGGGATGGAACAGCACAAGCAGATACAGAAACTTTATCAGGAACAGCAGATATTGATGCAATAGGAGTTAGGGCTACTGACTTAAACCCTTATGACGGTAGCGTTTCAGAAATACAAATTTATAGTGGTTCAAGTGCAACCTTAACAGCTAATGTAAATGATAGATTAAGCTCATTATAAAATAAATTATGAAAGATACAATGTTAAATATCAACTTAGAAACTAGCACAAGCCCTGTAGTAGCAGAAGTTAGAGGTAGAGATTGGATAGAATACGGAACGGAAGATTGGCGAAATTTATATCCGCAATTCCTAATAGACCTGTATTATTCTAGTTCAATTTCCGCAGCCATTATTAACGCTACCGCAGAGATGATTTCAGCCGAAAATCTTATAATAGAAGATGAAGATGACAGGGATTTAGAAGCTAGAGTTAAGTTACAGAATTTTATGGACAGAGCAAATTCAAATGAAAGTCTGCATGAAGTCTTAAAAAAGGTAGCTTTTGACTTTAAACTTCAGGGTGCTTTTGCTTTAAATATCGTATGGTCAAAAGACAGAACACAAATAGCAGAAATCTATCATGTAGGAGTTGAAAAGATTAGATGTTCTAAACCTGATGAATTTGGAAAAACAAATGGCTATTATATTTCATCAGATTGGGCTAACACTAGAACAAACAAACCTTACTATGTACCTGCTTTTAATGTTAATGACAGGACTTCACCTAACCAACTACTTTATTCAGGTCTTTATAGTCCTAATATGAACTCTTACTACACGCCTGATTATGTTAGTTGTAATAATTGGGCTTTAATAGATAGTCGTGTTTCAGAGTTTCATCTTAATAATATTAGCTCAGGATTTTCAGGGAGCTTTATGATTTCCTTCGCAAATGGGATTCCGACACAAGAGGAAAGAAATCAGATAGAAAGAAGTTTAACAGAAAAATTCTGTTCAGAAACTAATAGTGGAAAATTTGTATTAACATTTTCAGATGATAAAACTAGAGTACCTGAAATAACTGCAATAAGTCCTAGCGACTTAGACAAGCAATATCTAGCACTTCAGGAACTTTTAACGCAGAACATCTTGTCAGGACACAGGGTAACAAGCCCTATGCTTATGGGAATTAAAAATGAAAGTGGTTTAGGTTCAAATGTAGATGAGCTTAATTCCGCAGCCAATTTTTATCTCAATACGGTGGTTAAACCATTTCAAGACCAAATAGTAAAAGTCCTTAGAAAAATATTCAAAGTAAATAATATGGATATGCCTGTAAACTTTGTACAGCTTAAACCAATTACTTTAGAATTTACAAGTGAAGATTTAAAAGCAGTTATGACTGAAGAAGAAATAAGAGCAGAACTCGGACTTGCCCCTTTAGATGTAGAAGTAAGGGAAGATTTTTCAAGTGATAAAACAGAATTAGATAGTTGGATAGAAGAATTTGGTGAAGATGAGCTTGAAGGATATACTTTATTAGATGAAGAAATGGTAGAAGATGAAAGTGAAGATTTTGATTTTGAAGAAGTATTAAATGAAATACACAAAGTAGAACTTGCAACAGTACCTAAAGCTGATAGAGATGGATTAGATGACCAAGATGGATGGAGTAAAAAAGTCAGCAAGTTTTTTAAAGTAAGATACAAATATGATAGAGACCCTGCACTAACAAATAAATCAGGAACTAAAAGAGAATTTTGCAGAAAAATGATGGGGGCTAAGAAACTATATAAAAAATCAGATTTAGTAGCTTTAGATAATAAAGTAGTTAATCCCGGTTTCGGACCTAAAGGAACTAATAAATACTCAATTTGGCTATATAAGGGCGGTCCACAATGTTTTCACCGCTTTATCAGAAAAATCTATGTAATGGAATTAGAAGATGCTTATAAGGAAAAAGATATAACAAAATATGGCAAATTAATTTCTACTGCTAAAGCTAGAAGTCAGGGGTTTTATCCTGAGCCAAATAACAAGAAAGTAGCACAAGCACCTAGAACAATGAAAAATAACGGATATATTAAAGCAAGATAACTATGGCATATGTATTATTTATATCAGAAGCTAAATTAAAAGACAGTACCGCACTAAACTTAAATGTTGATGTGGACTTATTACTTCCATTTGTGCGTGAAGCACAGAAACTCTATGTTGAAACAGCACTTGGAACAGATCTTACACAGAAACTTAAAGATGAAATTACAGCAGGAACTTTAGCAGGTGCTTACAAGACCTTAGTAGATGATTATATAGGAGATATGCTCCCTGCGTATTCTCTATACCACGCTATCCCATTTTTACGATTTAAGGTGGAGAATGGAAACATTTACTCCAAAACATCAGAAACAGGAACAGCATTAAGTGAATCTGAAGCTCAACATTTTAGAGAAGAAATTTTAAATACAGCTAGTTATTATCGTGAAAGGTTAATTGACTACATCTGTAATAATACATCTAGCTTTCCTGAATACAGTACAAATACAGGAGCAGATGTCAGCCCTTCAAAAGAAAACTACTATGCAGGAATGAACCTAGAAAGACCTGACGGACAGGGTAGTAGATTAACTCTTAGAAATTTTTTAACATCTGACTTAACATAATGAAGAAACACTATAAAACTAAACCAAAGAACATAACTAAACTAAAGACATACATAAATGCCATTACCACAAATAACAAAGGAAGTAGGAGAAGTTCTAGGAGTAAACACAGCAATACTAAGCATAACGACCTTCACTAACTTAGAGATAGCATTAAAAATTTTATTGTTAGTTATAACAATTGTCTATACGATAGATAAATGGTGGTATCATAAAAAAAATAGATAATGGACATACCTACTAATAAAAAACGAAAGCTAAATTCAAAGAATCCTAAATATAAAAAACAAAAAGATGTTAAAGTGGATAAAAGATTTGTTTCAGAAGTTAATGGGGTTAAAATTTATACAATACATTCCTAAACATTTGGATTCTAAAATTAATCTTTTAATTCTAAGAGATACATTTACAGATAATTCAATTATTGGTGAGTTGTTTTTAAATGATGAATTTATGTGTGATACTTTAGAAAATCCTGAACTAAATAATGTTAAAAATATATCTTGTATTCCTGAAGGTAGTTATAGTGTAAGGTTAAGAACAGCAAGAGAATCAGCAACAAGAGATTATTTACATCTATTAGTTCAAGATGTTCCGAATAGAGATTACATATTATTCCATATAGGAAATTCACCAAAAGATACTAGCGGCTGCATTCTAGTAGGAATAGGTCGTAAACAGGACTTTGTTCAAAACTCTGCTTTAGCTATGGACTTACTAATGAAGGAAATACTTAATTTAGGCGGAGAGAAAATCAATTTAATAATCAAAAATAAATAAAAATGAAAAATTACATTTTAACACAACTTCTTACATCAAAGAAAGTATGGCTAGGAATCTCATCTATTGTAATTCCTTTAATAGCAACTGCTTTAGGTGTTGATGAAGCGTCAGTATCTACAATATGGTGGAGCTTAATTGCTATGCTTGGTGGACAATCTTTAGCAGATTTTGGAAAGTCAAACAAATAGATTTAGATTAAAGCCACACGAAATTCAAGTTATAAAGGATTTACGGAGTAATAAGGTTAATCGGTTGTGCGTGGGAGATATTCATCTTCCATACACACACCGAAATTATTTGCAGCATTGTATAGATACCTATCACAAATACTCCTGCAATTCCGTTTCCTTCACAGGCGATTTGATAGATTCCCATTTTGCGTCTTTCCATCACACATCTACTGAAACAGATGGGAAGTATGAATTGACAATGGCAATAGAACAAATGAAAGATTGGTATCAAGCATTTAATAACGATACTGTCCCTAATGGAATAAGCGTAACTCTTGGAAATCACGATTTAATAATTGCTAGGAAAGCAGAAGATTCAGGAATAGACAAGCGTTGGGTAAGAAATCTTAATGAAGTTCTTGGCTGTCCTGATTGGAAATTCGAAGAACAATTTGTACATGATGGAGTTTTATACACTCATGGGACAGGTTGTTCAGGAAAGGGTATTATAAAAAGAAGTCAAAATTGGGGTTCTTCTATGGTTCAGGGGCATATTCACACAGAATCTTTTATAAATTATACAGCGTCTTTAACTGATCTTAAATGGCAATTACAAGCACCCTGTGGAATTGACTATAAATCTTTCGCTTATGGGTATGCTAAGTTTCATACTGCTAAACCTGTATTGGGTTGTGCAGTTGTTTTAGATTCAGGACAGCTACCGATTATAGAAACAATGCCTTTATAGACCCCCTCTCAGCCCTCTAAGGCACTTTTACAGCTTCTGAAGGGTAACATACTAGACAGCACTTTAAAACGCTTAGATAATCATTATTAATTAACATAGTAATTGTTAATAACTTTGTAAATAATTGTGTTAATATAGTTGTTAATTCAAATATTAGTTGTATGTTTGCACTATAATTATTAAAAAAAATAAAAATAAACAAAGAAAATGGCAATTAATACTAAAAATATCGAAAACATATTAAATAAAATGCAAAAGTTAGACCCTATTATTCCAACCCCTGAATTTTTAGCGTACATAGACAAAAGGGATGAATACAATGCACGAATTAATATTTTAGAAGAAGGCAAAGAACGCATTACAAAAGAAATTGACAAGAAAATAAATGCCTTAAAAAAAGAATTTGAAAATTGGAAGAAAATTAATTGGTAATAACTTAATTAAAATAAAATGAAAAGACAATTTAAAGTAATCAATCGAGTATCAAGAAAAGAACAAATATTTAATTCAGACGAATTACAAACATTTTTTAAATACTTAGGAGATGGGAAGTACAATAATAAATGGAGTGATTATGCAATAAGTGTAGTCACATCAGCAGAAGATATAATTGTAACACTAGTAATATCTTTAATAGGGATCTCTTTAGTAATTTTAATCACTAAACTTATAATGCAATGGATATAAAAGACGCTGATTATCAAGATTGGAAAGAAGATAGTTATAATTATAACAAGCCTAAGATTTCTTTCTTTACTAAAAAACCTTTAAATAATACTGTAATACTAGCTCAGGATTGGTGGCTAAAACCTATGTTGAAGGCAAGTGCTGTATGGTCGCACAATAAAGGCAGATCAGGTGGTTACATTTCTGACTACAAATCAGTAGGTCGTGATGTTAGAGTAATAGGAACAGAGCTACAGCTTTATAATTTATTTTGTAAAATGTCAGATCAGAATGGATGGCAAATAAAAGATGAATGGGAAGCAGAAGTTAAAAAAGAATATTTAGATTTGTATGTGAAGAATAGTCTTCAACCAATAATAATAAACTTAATATGATACCAATACCTTTAGAAGAAACACAAATAAAAAACAATTCTCAATTTACGGATTCTCAATTGGAAGAACACTCCTACACAGGAGTAATTTCAGATGAACCTGATGAATTGATACACAAAAGAATGAATGATATTAATACTTTTCAAGCCCACGAAAACGAAGTATATTTAAGAGGAACAGATGAATATGGCAAAGACTTTCAGATCTGTTTTGATGCTTATAACTTCTTAGATTGGATAGATACAAAACAATTAGAA